ATGGTTTATTCAATTTAGTAAACAACACTTTTTACACTTTGGAACTAAAAAACGGAACAACGATAGTACACAAGGATAGAATCTTTGTAACGGATCAAACGCCAGTTGTAAACTATTCAGTAAATGACGGAGAATTTATTTCAAACGTCAGTAACAACGAATTTATTATTTATGAGTAATAACATACACGTATTAGAATTAAGTGGCTACGAAGCGCCTGTAATCAAAGAATCTAAAAGAGAAGATTGGGTTGAATTTGGTACGGATAATAACTACTATCAGTATTTGATCGACAGATACACGAATAGCACTACTAACAACGCAATTATAAACAACATCACGCGATTAGTATACGGAAGAGGTTTAAGTGCAACAGACGCATCAAGAAAGCCAAATGAGTACGCACAAATGATGTCACTATTTAATAAAGATTGTGTAAGGCACTTATGTACGGATTTAAAGTTATTAGGACAATGTGCCGTACAAGTCATATACACGAAAGGCAGAAAGAAAATAGCACAAGTTCATCATATACCTGTACAACTTTTAAGAGCCGAAAAGTGCAATTCGGAAAACGGCAAAATTGAAGCTTACTATTATAGTGACGATTGGACTGACTTAAGAAACTACAAGCCAAAAAGAATTCCTGCGTTTGGATGTTCAAAAGAAGATATTGAAATCTATTTTATAAAGCCATATAGTGTAGGAATGAAATACTATGCACTACCAGATTATATTGGTGGTATTCCTTATGCAGTTTTAGAAGAAGATATTTCTGAATACTTAATAAACGAAGTAGAAAATGGATTTAGTGGACGAAGTGTAGTGAACTTCAACAACGGTGTTCCAAGTGAAGATCAACAACAAATAATAAAGAACAAAGTACAAAGCCAACTAACAGGAATGAGTGGCGAAAAGTTAATAGTAGCTTTTAACAACAATGCAGAATCTAAAACAACAGTTGATTCAATGCCTGTAAATGATGCACCAGATTTGTATAGTACTTTATCGGAAGAGTGTTTAAGAAAAATAATGTTAGCACACAATGTAACGAGTCCTTTATTGTTTGGCATAGCATCCTCTAACGGATTTAGCAGTAATTCAGACGAATTAAAGGATTCGTTTGCGTTGTTTTCAAATATGGTTATAGCACCGATGCAAGAACTTTTGTTGGATGCGTTTGATCAGATACTTGCATACAACGGAGTATCTTTAAACTTATTCTTTAGAACGTTGAAACCTTTGGAGTTTGTAGATTTAGAAAACGTACAAACAGAAGAACAAATACAAGAAGAAACAGGATTAGAATTAAGTGGTTTAAGTAAAGAATTACAAGACTTTTTAGAAACAGGAGAAGACATCGAACAGGATGAATTTATTTGTGTAGATGAAAGAAAAGTAAACCACGAACTTGACGATAATTTTGATAAACAACTTGCACTATTAAAAGACGAATTAAGACCTAAAGAAACAACTTTAAGTAAAATAGTTCACTTATTGAGAACAGGGCGTGCAGCACCTAACAAAACATCTGAACAAGATAAAGAAGTTGATGGTTTGTATTTTAAAGTTCGTTATCAATATACTGGTAATCCTGCACCACAACGTAAATTTTGCCGTGCTATGATGAGAGCAAGTAAAGTATATCGTAAAGAAGATATTATTGCTTTAAGTTCACAACCTGCAAATCCTGGCTTTGGAGAATTTGGAGCAGACAATTATTCGATTTGGTTACATTCTGGGGGGGCACGTTGTAAACATTCGTGGAAACGAAGAACGTATGTAAGCTTTAATAAAAAAGCACCATTAGGAAGTGCAAAGGTTTCAGAAATAACCAAACAAATTGGAGAAAAATACGGATATACGGTTAAAAATAATCCTTTAGTAAGTATAGAGCCACACAACACACCAACAAAAGGGTATAGTCCTAATAATCCAAACACAAGAAAATACTGGGAATAATGGCAAAAGCACTATTAATAAGCAGACAAGACGCGATTCGTTTCACAAATATGAACGGAAACATAGACACGGATAAATTTATTCAGTACGTTTCAATCGCACAGGATATACATATACAATCTATGTTAGGAACTAAACTACTTGAAAAACTACAAGCAGAAATAATTGCAGGAACTTTGGCAAATCCGTATAAAGACTTATTAGAAATTTATGTAAAGCCTGCCTTAATTCACGCCAGTATGTTAGAATTCTTGCCTTTTAGTGCAGTAACTATTGCAAACAAAGGTGTATATAAACACGGAGCAGAAAATTCAGAAACGGTAAGTAAAGAAGAAATAGATTTTTTAGTAGAAAAACAACGCCAGACTTATATGCACTACAAAGAAAGGTTTGTAGATTATATATGTGACAATAGCAGCACGTTTCCAGAATACAATACAAATACAGGAAGTGATATGAGTCCAAACGAAAGTACAAATTTCACAGGTTGGATTTTATGAAGAAACACTATACACCAAAAGAAAAGAACGTAAAACGTTTACAGACGTTTTTAAATAAATATTATGGCAGAAATAAAGATCAGCGACCTAACGGCAAAGAGTGCTAATTTAGCAAACACGGATTTATTTGTTATTGCAGAATCTGATGGTGCTGGTGGTTACGTATCAAAGAAAATCACAGGCGCAGAAATATCGGCTATTGCAGGAAGTAACATTTATTTAATAGATGGCACGATTAGAAGCAACAGAACAATAGATTTAAACGGTGTTTACTTGGCTTTTCAAAATAGTGGCGCAGATGTATTTAAAATTAGTGCAGCTGATGTTATAAGCTTCAACAATGCTTATTCATTTCCTACGGCAGATGGAACGGCAGGACAAGTTCTTAAAACTGATGGTGCAGGAACTTTATCTTTTAACCAACCAACGACAGGACTATACGCACAAACGATAGTTAGTGCAACACTAACAAACACAACAACAGAAACAAGTATAGTTGGAACAGGAGTAGGAAGTTTAACAATACCAGCAGATCACTTTGTTGTAGGCGATTCTTACCACGCAAAAATTGGTGGCGAAATTTCAGCACAAAATGGCGACGATATCACAATAAGAATTAAGAGTGGTGCAGCAGTATTAGCAACAACAGGCACTATTTCTTTAAGTCCTACGACTGGTTTAGGATGGGAATGTGAAATAGATTTCACAATAGCAGCTATTGGTGCAAGTGGAAGTATTTGTACTAATGGGAATTTTGCATATACACGAAACACAGGAGGACTTGAGGGTTATGTATTCCAAGATGTAGAAGCTTTTGATTCAACTATTGCAAACACTTTAGATATTACGGCAGAATGGGGGCAAGCTAAAACACAAGACGAAATACATAGTGCAAACTTTGTACTACATAAAACTTATTAATAATGGCAAATACGATATATTGGGGACAGGCAGCAGTTGAAAACACGAATGGATTCGGAAAATCAGCAACAAATAATACTATTGATTTTGGCGAAGTTTGTGCAGATAGTTGGAGTCCAGAAACCAACCTAACAGGAGCAGGAGCAACACCAAGTTTTAGCAATACAAAGAGCATACTATTAGATGGTGTTGATGACTATGTAGATATAGGTACATCATTGACCTTTTTAGGAAATAAGTCTGTGAGTATGTGGTTAAAGTTTACAGATAGTGGTGGGTATAGAGTAGCTTTAAATGTTGGTTCTGATGCCTATGGTATGTATTCAACGGCAGGTAAAATAGCCTTTTATCATAAAAACACTTCAAACGCATATAAAGACATAATCGCAACCACCACCACAAACGATGGGCAATGGCATCATTATTTGGGTGTGAATGATGGAACAAATTTAAAGATATATATTGATGGTGTTTTAGACAACTCTAATACAAACGGAAGTAACGGAACTACGTTAAATGCTAATGGACGAATTGGTGCAAGATGGAATAATTTAAGTCTTTTCAGTGGCTCAATAGATGAGGTTGCAATTTTTGACACAGACCAAAGTGCAAACGCAAGTGCTATAGGTGGAACAATACCAACTGATTTAACTTCATACTCTCCTCTTGCTTGGTGGCGTTGTGGTGATGGTGATGTTAGTCCGATTTTAAGTGACAACGGAAGCGGTGGTAATGACGGAACAATGACAAACTTTACAACCTTTTCAACAGATGTACCAACATAAAAACAAATAAAAATGAAAACATACGCAATACTATCAATAGGAGATTTACTAAACATCGACTTTTCACAGATTGAAGAATCCAACGAAAACACGGTTAGAATAAGTTTAGATGGACTTGAATTTGTAATTAAATATACAACCATACCGACTTTTATAGCTGATGGAAGTGTACTTCCTTTACAAATATTAACACACGAAGAATGTTTGGCACTTATGCAGACTCTAGAATGGACACAACCAATAGAAGAAGAGTAATGGATATTAGAAACCATCAAAACGTACTTGCAGTATTATATTTTCTTGCTGGATGCTTCTGTGCATTCTCTTGTATGTTTACAAGTACAGAATTACACGTACAGGCGTTTGGTGTATTTCTATTATTTAAAATTATTTGGCTTATAACGGAACAACTTTAAGATGAAAACACAACTCTATATACTGACAACTAAACTTAAACTTTATTCAACTAAACTGATGGCTATTATTCTTTCGTTTTTTTTACCTATTGTTGGTATTCTTATTCTTATTGCTGCTTCTGTTATTTTAGATACAATTACAGGTATCTGGAAAGCCAAGAAACTTAAACAACCAATTACAAGCAGAAGACTATCTGCGATCATATCAAAGATTTTACTTTATGAAGCAACCGTTATGTTGTTTTATGCTATGGATAAATTCTTATTAAACGACATAGTTATTTCGTTTTTTAGTATCGAATTACTTACAACTAAAATATTGGCTTTAGTTCTTGTTTCTATTGAAGTTATTTCTATCAATGAAAACTACAAGGCAGTAAAAGGAATTGATTTGTGGGCATCTTTAAAGAACTTATTTGCAAGAGCAAAGGAAGTAACAAGCGATTTTAAAAACATCAAAAAAAATGAAGATTTGTAAATGTTGCAGACAACCAATAAAATTGGATAGTAAAAACTTATACATATTTGAAAACGGACACGGTGGTATAATAGATGGCGTTTATCAAACACCTGGCAAACGTTCACCTATTTGGCCAGATGGCACACAACTTTTTGAAGGCGAATTCAACAGAAGTATTGTAGACAGATTAATGAAGCTTTGCGAAGATGCAAATATTGACTGCATTAATTTAGTAGATACAAATGTAGATATTCCTTTAAGCACCAGAACTTCACAAGCAAACGAAATTTACAGAAACACGGATAAACCTTGTATCT